TGTTTTCGACGGTGTCGCGCAGGGTTTCGGCAAAGCCTTTGCCGGACTCAAAACCGCGCATCAGTGCGTCGGTGAGGCTTTGTTCGATCTGGGCGCTGACGCGGTTGAATTCCTGGTTGACCACTTCAGCGGCGGCGCTGGCTTTGGCTTTGTCGCCCGCCGCTTTCACCGCGCTGATGGCCGCGTCGCGGTCGGCCTGGCTGGCCAGGGTGGCGTTGATGCGGGCAATCTCTTTTTTGGTTTCCAGCTCGATTTGGTACTGCTTCAGGGCAATGCCACGCTGCACGTTGGATTGCCCGATCAGGGATGCCTCAAACTCGGTGGCGGCCACCTGCTGGTCGATGGCGGCGGCGTAGCTGGTGGCCTGGGCAATGAGGTCGGCACCGGCCAGCGCCATGTCATCCAGCTGTTTGCCGTAGGCCAGCGCGGCCTTGTTGGCTTCTGTCCACGCTTGCGCCTGGTGTTTGGTGGCCTCCACCTGCTGCTCGGTGGCAATGGCCGCGTAGGCGGCCTGCAATGCCGTTTGGCGGGCAGGCTCGGGCATGTTGAGGTAAGCGCCAGAGCCCAAATACTCAATCAGCTTGCCCTGCGTTTTGGTGAGGCCGCTTACCTTGCCTTCAGCGTCCACGGCGGCAGCGCCGAAGGCCTTCATGTAGGTTTCCCACTCGCGGGCATTGTCCGATCCGGGCACAAAGCTGGTTTTGGGCCCGGCCTTTTCTTTGTACTTTTCTCGGATGGCTGCCACACGCGCATCAATTTCGGCCTGGGTGGCTTTGGCCTTGGTTCCATCGCTGATGGCTTGCGTGATTTCGCGCTCCAGCTTGACCTTTTTGTCCAGGTACTGGGCACCGTCTTTGTCCCACTTCACGCGGGCCTCCACCTCGCGGGTCTGCTGGGCCTGGTGGTCAGCAGCAGAGCGCAACAGGCGCTCGTCTGACTGCAAAATGCTCTGGCGCTCTTTGAGTTTTGCCAGCTCTGCATCAAACATTTGGGTGTTGTACCCGCCTTGCGTTTTGGTGCGGATGACACCCTCCAGCCGGGCGATGGCAGCACCAACGGAAGCCGACTGGCCCTCTACGCCAGCATCACGGCCAATGTTCTTGATGCCGTCCCATGCCTCCTTGACGGCATCTTTGATGTTGACCCACCCGGTTTCCAGGTAACCCATGTTGGCCAGCATTTCGGGGGCGCGGGTCAGCAGCGCATCGGCAAAGGCTTTTTGGGCCAGGGCAGCCGCGTCAGCGGTGCGCCCTTGCTCTTCAAGGGATTTGATTTGCTCGTAGGTGGAGCGGGTGAGGTAGCCCATCGACTCGTTGAGCTTGATGGTGGCCGCCAGCGGCGCTTTGCCCAACTCGGCAAAGCCTTGCACAGTCTTTTCAGCAGCCTGCCCACCGGCGCGCTCAAACTCGATGGCGGCCTGGGCAGCCAGTTGCAAGCCCGCAGCCGTGACTTGCCCGGTGGCCGCCAGCTGGTTGAGCACGGCAGCGGCATTGCCCTGCGTGCCCGCCACGCTGTCGAGAGACTGGGCCATGAGCATGAGCCGCCCAGCCGTCACCCCGGCTTGGTTGCCGGTGGTGATGAGTGTGTCGGTGAATGCCTTGGATTCTTGCGCCCCCTGATACGCAGCCACAGCCAGCGTAGCCCCCGCCGCTGCTGCTGCGGTAAACGGGTTGACCATGCCCATGACGTACCCGCCCAGCGCACGGGCGGCGGGGCCGATACCGCCGAACATGTCTTTGAGCTGGCCGCCCTGTTGCAGCAATACGGTCATGGGTGCCTGCCCGCCTTGCAGCGACACCACAATGTCGGTGAGCTGGGCGGGCACCCCGCGCAATGCTGCTGCAGTTTGTCGCGCTGAAATTCCAACATTGTCGAGCGATTTGCCGCCAGACACCATGGCGGCTGCAGCCTGCGATTGCTTAACCTTCACCGCCTCTAGCTGGTCTAGATACGGCTTCAGCGTATTGGCATCGACACCTCGCTGATTAGCAAGCGCCTTGTAATACTCAGCACTCCCGCGTGCGCCAGCGTCCATCAATGCGGTGGTGCGCTGAATGCTGGACACGAGCGACTTGGTAGCTGACTCCACTTTCTGCGAAGTCGCGGCCATGCCGTCACCGATAGCCCCCGTGCTGCGCCCCGCTTCACGCGCAGCGCCGCCAAGTTCCCCAATTTTGCGTTTGGCTTTGTCTGTGCCGGTGATGACACCGTCCACATTCATGCCAACATTGATTTGGGTGTCTGCCATTTTTTGTCAGTCTTTGCGGTGGATGATTTGCAGGGCTTCGGCTTCGATGGCACGGATATCGTCAAACAACCATTCGCGGTCTTGGTCTGGCAGCTTCATGCGGTCAAGGCACACGAACAGCACATTGTAATCAAGGCCAGTTGGCCCATTCATGCCCACGCGCCACTGGGTGCTGAGTTGGCTGAACAGGTTGATGGCTGGCATGTTCTCGGGCCAGACTTCGGTCTCTTTGTGGGCAGCAGCAAGGCCAGCCAGGAAGGGGTTGGTTTCCGCTTCCTGTTTGGCGTACATCGCGGCTGCTGCCGCCTTCAGTTTCCCAAGCGACCTTCTGAACAGGCCACGCTGTAGGCTTTGGTCATGGCGGCTGCGGCGTTGGGCACCTGGTCGTGGAGGTCGGCCAGTGTCTTGGCGTTGACGGGTTCGTCCAAGTCCCATGCGACGATGATTTGCGAAAGGTGGGCCACGGTCTGGGCACCACCCTTGGCAAACAGGGCTTCGAAATCCACGCCGTCTTCGGTGGGGGCGGTGTCGTCGCCGGATTTATGGAACAGTTCGTTCAGGAATGCCGCAAACTGGCTGCGGGTTTTGTACTTGAACGTGACTTGGATTTGGTCTTCCACGCCGTCAGGAAGCGTGAACTTGACGGGGAATGCTTTGAAATTTTCGGGCGTTTTGCCCAGTACCAGCTTGGCCATGGTGATCTTTCGTTGTGGTCTAAAAAGGCCCATGCTCGGGAGCTACCCGTGGGCGTAAAAAAGCCACCCGGCCTGGTTGGGCTGGGTGGCTGTGGCGTGGCTTAGTAGCTGATGACGCGACCAATGACGGTCATGGCAGCGTCAACGGTGTTGACCTGGTTGCTGTTGAGCTTTGGCATCTCGGACACGCTGATGTAGCCGTAGCCGTAGGTCACAGCGCCACCGGAGATGGCCTGTTTGAACGCAACTTTGGACAGGCTGCGGCTGATGCCCATCAGGGTGATGTAGGCAGCTTGGGCGGGGTCGTGTGCCAGCGTCATGGTCACGCTGACGGCGTTGAACCCGGTGGGAATCTTCAGCGCGTTGCGTTTGGCCAGCAGTTGCACGTCGGTGAAACGCGCATCGCCGCCAGAGCCGCTGATGGTCATCACCTGGGGGATGGCAGTCCAGCCTGTGATCTTGGATGCGGTGCCAATACCTGTGCCCGTGGGGAAAAACGAGGTGTTTGATGTGTCCACGCCCTGCAAGCTGAATGTGTCGGCCGTCAGCACGGTGATCTTGACCACGGTGTCGGTCAAATCTTCCCAGCCGGAGGTCAGGAGGATTTCATCACCAGTGGTGAATCCGTGAGCCACGGAGGTGGCGACTGCGGGGTTGGCGTTGGACAGCGCGGTGATGGTTTTGGCGCTGGCGAAGGTTTGGGAAAACTGCTGCGAGCTTCCCTCGGCAAAGTACAAACTCATGGTGAGCCTTTCAGTGGACGAAAAAAAACCGCATTGCTGCGGCTGGTTGCGCCCTCTCGGGCATGAAAAAACCCGCCGTGATTGCTCAGGGCGGGTGTGGGGTGGGCGTGGTCTTTTGCCTATCGGTCTGAGAACACGCTGAAGGTCTGTGTCGATGCGTAAATCTTTGGCTCCGGGGCGTAATCGCTCACCGGGGCATTGATGGCGGTGGCCTGAAACACGGTGGCAGCGGCCATGGCGGCTTCCACTTGCAATGCGATGGCGGCGCAGGCGGCTCGGGTGTCGGCATACACGCCCACCTCAAACCGCCCGTGCTTTTTGTTGGGCAGTGCGCCGTCCAAGTAAGCCAGGGCGTTGCCGCCCACTTGCTCAAACGTGATGAACGGGCGGGCAGTTCCCAGCGGTGCGAAGTCGGGGAAACAGCGGTTGGACACCAGCGGCTTCAAAGTGGCGAACAGGTCGGATTCGACGGTCATTGCGCCAGCCTCCGTTGGAACTCGGCGGCCATGGCGGCTTTGGCGGTTTGCGCCACTGAGCGCCCGGCCCCGATGAAGTCGCGGGCGGCTGAATGGGTGGTGCCCAGCGCAACCATAAAGCCGTAGGGCACCTTGCGGTGGTTCCATGCGACTTGATACTCTGCGTGCGTCTGGCTGCTGCTGTCTTTGCTGTAGACCTGATAGACGGCCTTCTTCAGACTGCCCGACTCAAACCAGTATTTCCGGCCCGTCTTTTTGAAGCTGGTGCCGTGGAACCAGTGCCCAGCTTTGGAAACAGGCGTGGCAGCCAGCACCGCCTCGTAGTACACCTGTGCCCCGGCTTGCGCGGCTGGGCGAATGGCGGCTTCTGCTTTGGCTTTGATGCCGTCGATTTGCGCGTTGATGGCGCTCATGTCGATGTCAACTGTCAGCATTGATGACCTCACAGACCAGATCAACATGGGAGCCTGTGCCGTCTGGCATGACTGCTTTCACGCTGAATGTTTCGTTGCCGTAGACGATGCGCTGGCCCGGTGCGTAGGCCGCTTGGCGCACACGGATGGACACTTTGCTGACGCTCACATCGGCACCGGCCTTGATGGCCCCCAGCCCAGTTTGATAGCGCACATCGGCCCACACGCTGCCCACGGTGTCCCAGGTGGTGACGGGCTGGCCGATTGCGTCAACGGCATCAGTGCGCGTCTGCACGGTGACACGATGGCGCAGGGTTCCGGCTTTCATGCGTAGCTCCGAAACGGGTTCAGCAGGTCTTGCGCGGCGCGGGGCACCTCGGCACTGTCTTCGCGCTGTTCGTACAGCCAGCCGACAATCAGCAGCATGGCGGCGATGACCAGGTCATTGATGACGATGCCCGCACGGGTGCGCGTGGCGGCGTACACGGCGCGCATGTAGACGCTCATGGCGTGGGCTTGTTCGTTCAGCGAGAGGTCAACATCTGCAATGGCCACGGCTACGGTGTAGGCGGCTTCGTAGGCGGCTTTGGCGGCGGCAAGCTGCGCGGGCACGGCGGCGATGGCGGCATCCAGCGCGGGCTTGTCGGCATACACGTCGCACTGCAAATACTCAAGCGCCAAGCGTTCAGCGGCGGCGATTTTCAGCGTCAGGTCGGCATCGCCGTCTGTGCCGTCAATCCGGCAGTGCGCCTTGGCTTGGGACAGGGTGAGGAATGCCATCACTCAGCCTTCAGGCTTTCGGCGTAGGCCACGGCATCGGGGTGGGTGTCCACTTGGCCGGATTGCTCGGCTTCTTCGACCATGCTGGGCAGGATGTCGATAACTTGGTTGACCCGACCCCAGGTGCCGTCCATGAGGACTCGGCCCTTGACGGTCTGCGGGGTCTGTTTCTTTGCGGTTGCCATGGTTGTTCCTCGGGTGAATCCCAATGAAAAAGCCGCCCAGCTTGTGACTGAGCGGCTTTGGCGTGGGACTGGTTAGGTCGCGGAGTTAGCGTAGTGTTTGATCGCCCCGCCGTTGTCCACCATGTTCGCGCCGGAGCGGCAGAAGGCGACGAAGCCCACCTGACCCTTGAGCGTGTACGCGCTGTCGGTCATGCGGAACAGCGTCACGTCCATCACGTCGCGCACCAGGTACTTTGAGAAGTCACCGAACAGGATGGACTTCGCGTTTGCAGCCATGGCGGCCATGTACTGGTTGATCACGATCTCGCGGCCCAGCAGGCGGTCTGGTGCGCCGCCAGGGTTGCCGGTTTCGTAGCCGGGGACGAAGATCGGGCGGTTCTGGCTGTCCTTGATCTTGCGCAGCGCCTTGAGGGTACTGTCGTTCATCATGTAGCGGCAGTTCGCGCGGTAGGCCGGGTCAATGGAGTGCTCCAGGTCAACCAGGTCGTCATAGATGACGGTCGTGGTCTGACCGGTAGTGCCGGTCTTGCCCACGGTCGAGGCCGTGACCACGCCACGCGGCTGAGCTGTACCGGTGCCGAGCACATGGTGACGGTCTTGGATACGGCCCAAGCGCAGACGCAGCAGGTTTTGGATGTACGCCTCGATGTCAAACATCGAGTCTTGCAGCAGCTCAAAAGGCAGCGCGATGGACTTGGAGCTGTACTTGTAGACGTCCAGCGACGCTTGTCCAAATGTGGTCTCCAGCAGCGTGACGGATGCGTTTTGGCCGACGATTTCGCCCTCTTCTGCCGTCGCGTCGGTGGTGGGGAACAGCATTTGCGCACCGGTGGAGGTCTGGATCACGCTGGCCACGCTGCGGACGCTGCCCGTGGCCTTCATGGCTTCGATCAGCTGGCGGCTGAATTCCGTAGCCACAGTGAAACCACCTTCGGAGCCGGTGGTCGTGGACATTGCGGCCTGAATGTCGGGGTTCTGGCGAGATGCAACGGCCTGGCGCTGCTCTGGTGTCAGGGCAGACAAACCGCCTTTGAGCATGGCGCGCAGGGCTTCGGCTTCGGTGGACTTGCCACCGCCCTGACGGGTCGCCTGATTCATGGCGGCTTCGTGTTCGGCTTGTGCGTCACCCGCTACCTGATTGATTCGGTTCTCGCGCGAGATTTCGCCGTCGATTGCCTCCACTTCGGCCAGCAGCGCGTCCAATGCAGATGCATCGGCAGCGTTCATGCGCTGGTCAGAGGGGGTCTTGGCGTTGAGGTCGTGGGCGGCCTTTGCCTTTGCGTCACGTTGAGCGCGGAGTTGTGCAAGTTTCGATGCCATTTGGTGGCCTTTCTTAGAAGAGAGCGCCCGCAAGGGGCATAAAAAAACCCGCAGGGCAGGACGCCGTGCGGGGTGCTGTGAAGCCCTTTGCGGGGCACAAAAAAACC